ATCTATTACATGTATTTATCAGAATTTAAGGCAAAAAAAGACCCAACCGAAGCTGAGTCTTTTATCTGGGGGGTTATTTCTAACTTAGTATGTGAAGTCTGCTACTGTGTAACCTGCACCTAGTGCTGTTTGTAGACCTGCTGCGTCCCATGCGCCGTTGTTTTCAACTGCGATACGACCACCTGCATCACCTAAGATTACTACTGTTGCACGTGTTCCAACTGTTTCTACTAGGTGCTTCATATCAACTGCTGCTGTGTGTGAAATTGTGAAGTGTACTAGTGAACCTGTTAGAAATTGACCTGCGTCATATGACTCATGTACTTTTGCTACCATTTTATTTCTCCTAAAATTTTGTTTCTGTGAGATATAACATCTCTATACTTTTATTTATCATTTTTTTCTATTTTTTGTGCCTCGGCTGATAGTTTGGCTTAGAATTTATTGGGTTACTATATGTGCTTTTACCCAATTGTTTACCTAGCTTACCAGCACCGTAAATCGCACCTGCTATTGCTGCACCCTTTACAATAGGGTTGTTCCAAATCTTTTTCTTTTTATCTTTGCTATCATCTACAACAAAGTTGCCACGTCTTTGAAACTTCAGTAGAGCCTGCATCAACTCACTTCTTGGTGCTTTAGAACGCATAAACTGTACACCTCTAGTAACTACCAATGCTCTTTGATTTTGATTAAGATTATCCCAGTCTCCTACTAATCTGCGCATAGATTTTAGCATACCATCTTGTACATTAAATTGTCTTTGAAATCTCATTAGCATTTTTTGTTCATATTGTGGGTTTGTTTTGTTTGATCCAATATGGTTCAAATATTGTATAATATCAGATTTCATTGGTTTTGTTCTTGATATAGCGATTTGGTCTTTTTCATTATCGTATTCTTGATCCTTACCCATCAAACGATTAAGTGCTACATACAAATCAGTGCCACTTGTTCTAAATGTATCAAAGTTCTTAAATGCACCAGTTCTTTTCGCATACTCACCTGCTAGTGGAGCATAGTCATAGTCCTTGTTGAATACATTAAGTAACATCAAATACATGAACGCTAAGTCAGATGCATCATCTACATTAACACTGCTTGCTATTTTTTTATTTCTGAATAGACGGCTTTCTGTCAATTCGTTTACTAGTTGAAGTGATGATTTTTTCTCTTCTACACTATGACCGCCGTACATTGCTGCCCACTCTTGTGCTGTATACTTCTTATCACTCATTTTCTTTTCTCCAACATGTTTGCCAGTTCAATAATCTTGTCACTTGCATATGTTTTAAAGTATCTTGGTGCGAAACTGTGTATCAATAGAGCCAATTCTGCTTTCTTTAACTGAAACAAAAACCACCAAGCAAAACGAAAGTGTTGCCATCGTGTCATGTTTGCTTCTTCTAAATGTAATTTACATTCTTTACTAAACATATTAATCTCTCGGTGCAAAGTTTGCTGCACTAAACTCTAATCTATCTACAATCTTCATAGCTTGCCCTACATGATCCACAATAACAAATCCTTCTGGGTCTGTTACTTTAAATGAACCGTCTGGTTGTTCAATAAAGCTATCAATTGCTTTGATGTCACGCATTTTTCTTTGGAACATCATTTTTACTGCTTCTGTTTTTAAGTATGCACGATACATATCAGCGATTATTTGTTTATTTGTTTCAATGTATTGTGATACTTCAGACTTCGCCGCTTGTTTTGCTTGTCCTGCTTTACCTTCAGGACCTGTTTTTAACTTTGATATATCTGTATCAAATTTATCTTGTAGTTTCTGTAAAAAATCTAATACAAATCTGTCTGCATCTGTTTCAAGTGCATTACCAGAACGAATTGGTAAATTCGCATGTGATTTTAATGCTTGTATTAAATCTATACCACCTACTTTTTTATTAATTGCATCAAATGCTTGTGCATTAACATTCATACCAGATAACTCTTTTATAGCTGAACGAATTGCAGCACTTGAAGACTTATCTAGTTGTACTTGACCACTTACATCTTTAATTCTAGCATCTGTAAACCAAACTTTAGGAGATTTACGGAGTGAACTTGCATCAAACCCAAATTTTGCACTCATGTTTTCAATAGAGTCGCCTTCATAACTAGTATGGAATACAATACCTATTTCAGCTGCCATCATTTCACGGGCAGTTTCGCTATCAGCAGGTACAACATATGTAATAGTATTTGGTTTGAATGCTAGATGCTTTTTGCCGTCAATATTTACAGTTTTTAAGTCACTTTTAGTAAATAGCAAGTCACCCTGCAGAACACCCTCAATACCTAAGTCTTTTAAATATTCTAATGATGCTGCTAACTTATCACGCAATCCTTGTTTATTAACTAATTCACCCTTGTTAGTAGTATCTGGATGATTTTGTGCAATATCGTCTGTTGATTTATTCAGTTTAGCGTTTTTAGCAAAGACACCTTTTGTGCCTACAAAGAATTTACCATCAGCAGGATCAATACCGCAGAATACAGCAGGAGATCCGTCCCATTTTGTAGTAACAGCATCGCCGCCACCAGCACCGTCAAGTGTATCTAACAATTTAGAGAATGTGCCTACTACACGGTCTAAACCTTTATCGCCATACATAAAAATTAATTCTTCTGCATGATCTAAGTGTGTGTTTTTTGCTTCTGTTACTTCTTGTGTGGCATCTAACAAGCCTTTCATACGCTTATGAAAGCCCTTTTGTTTTAATCTAGGAACACGAGGTCCTCTGAACCTGCGTTCTCTGCCTTTACCTAATATAATCTCACTAATTTTCATTTGCTCTTCCCAAATGGATCTTCACCGGTTAGCGTAGGGCGGGCAAACCATAATTTAAACCATTCTGGTGTGCCAGGTTCTACTTTATTCTTGCGTTGGTATTCGCCTTTTTCCGTGCCGGTATGTGAGATATTTTCCTGATGCTTTGAAACATCATATGGCTTATAAATGCCAGCAAGAACTTTTAATTGTTTTAGTTGAGCTTCATAATCCATCATTATCTACACTGTTCATGCCTCTCTTAAATTTACGAGGGTCTTTAGCACGGATGCTATTTACCAAACGCTTTTTAAGATCGGCGGCAGTGTCTTCATCAAAATTACTTTCAATGAATTCCATCAAATTGATGGCGCCGGCAATAATATGCTCACCCTTTTGTTCTACTAAACGCTTATTATCTCTATCATAAGATATAGAATTTAGTTCTTCAAATAGACTTTTACGCTTCATGATAAAATCTCCGTTATGTGTATTTATCAAGTTTCGTCAAAAGCAGAACGGGATTTAGACTTAATCATTGCTCTCAATGATGCCGCAGCTTCTGTTTTTTCTGGAGGAATAGCTGTTTCATCTGTATTTTTAACTACTGTAGTTTTTTTACGCAGTTGGTCTACTACGCTTAATGTACTTGCAATCTGCGCACCATCGCCATCATCAAATCCTTCGCTTGTATCATCTGAAATACGCAAACTATCTCTATCAAATACAAGATTAATCTTAGATCCGACACCACTAGATGAGCGAGTTTTCAACAACTGTAGCTGATATTGACCACGCTCACGCATTGCATTTGATGTAAAGATACCAATAACATTATCTGCTGTTTGAATTTTAGAGATACCACCTGCGATATGAGAATGGTCAAACTCAATTTCTTCAACTGCACTACGGTTTAACTGTGATGCTGTAACTGTAACACACTGCGTTTCCATTGAGAAGTTCCTGACTTCTTCTGTAACATACTTGTCTTTAATAAACAAGTCGCCTGCTGATACTTTCTTTGTCGCCGGCATAAGCAAATCCAAATAGTCAATACAGATACAGTCTACTTTTTTCCCAGTTTGAATTTGAAGTTCTTTCAAGTAAGAACGTAGATCATTGACCGTTGATCCAGATGGGAGATACTTGATGCGGAGCATACCAGACTTCTTGCCCTTCGCCTTGACTTCTAGTTCAACATCATCTAGTTCTTTAAAAATGCGTTTAGTACTGCGATCCGTCTGCATAGCATACATACGCATACTTGAAAGTTCTTCACTTAGTTCGAGTGTAAAGTAGACACAATTTAGCCCAGCCTCCGCCCAATTCAGACTCATATTTTGCATGAAAAGAGATTTGCCTGCCCCGGAGCCACCTGCGAAAATCGTAATCTCCCCACGATTTATGCCACCATATAACTTGTCATCAAGACCTTTCCAACCTGTCGTAATTTGACCATTGTTGTCTTTCATCCGTTCAAGAACACCTCTTGGATCAGCAAAATAATCTGTACCCAATGAACGTGCTAAGCCAGTTTGAACGGCATCTTTGATGCGAGTTTCTACTTCACCATATTTTCCAGACTCTAATAAATCAGCACTATCAATAATAGCCTTCTCAATAGCCTTGTGTCTGCAAAATGTCTCAAATTCGTCTACAAACCATTCTTCGTGCTGGGCTATGTTGTCCAACTTCTCTATACTGTGACCTGTCTCTGCTTTAATCATAACAGTATCAGGCAGAGTTGAATACTCCTCACTGTAATCTACAAGTTGCTTAACCACAGGACGGATTCCGCGGTCGAAATATTCAGGCTTAATAATACCCCGAACCCTTGTGTAGAGTTCGGGATTAGTTACCATGAATTGTACGAATAGTGTTTGTAAATCGAGGCTATAATTTTTTACTTCTGACATTCTTCTACTATATCAAATTTTCTTCTAGTTGTCAATCCCAAAGATTTGGATTTAGTTTAACTTCATTTATTCTTTTATTAATAATATCATAATAATGAGGGTCACGCTCCGTACCGTAACAAGACCGATTTTCTAATTCACATGCAACTGCAGTTGTACCACTACCTAAAAAAGGATCTAGAATTATAGAATTTTCAACTGTAAAAAGTTTAATTAAATGACGCATAAGTTCTAGTGGTTTCACACTAACATGGTCATTATAATCGCCTTTTTCTTTTTTTGTAGGTTTACTACATTTAATTATATTACCAGGAAACTTTTCTTCCCATAGTTCTTTTGTGTTGATAAGACCAGTTTTATATTTTATCCAATTGTCTAAGAATTTGCCTTCAGTTGGTTTTTGTGCAAAACACATTGGCTCAATCATAGGTTTTAATTGCGGTGTCTTCCAGCCATCAATTTGATCTTTGAGTACTTCTTTTTCATCATCGGATATATTCTTAGATTTATCAATGAAATGATTAAGAGAAAACGCTTTTGCTTGGCCTTCATATGTCCACCCTAGCATATCCCTAATTTCAAACCCTGCATCTTCTACTGCAACTGTCATACGATGATACAATCTGGCTTGAGAGAAACTAATAAATGCTCCTCCAGGTTTTAATACTCTGAATACTTCTGTACTAACATCTTCCATAAATGATTGAAATCTTTTGCCCTGTTGTGGATCAAACTTCATTCCTTTTGGAAGTCCTTTTATGGTACCATTTTTATTTTCTTTTTTAATTATATTTTCTTTATCCCATTCATCTCCCAAACCATCAATGAAATAAGGAGGATCAGTAATACAGGCGTCCACTGAATTGTCAGGCAGACTTTTAATAAATTCAAAAGCATCACCGTTTACAATTTTATTCATTCGTAATCCTTAAAAATAGTAACACCATCAATACACTGCATTGACATTTTTATATTATCACAAATATAAGTTTCTTTCAAGCGAATAACATCATAACTTGTCTTTTTTGTTTTTGCTACTTCATACCATTCATCGCTCATTCGTAGAAGTTCATTGTATACAATTTCTGTATTAGCTTTCAATCGTATATCAAAAATTAAAAAAGGTTGTGCGGTCGCTTTATCTCTTGCTACAAACATATATGAATCATGCTTTAGTTCTCCCATTGCATGAAAAGCATAACTACTTTTTGGATATGTACCTTTTTTGTTTTTTTCTAATGTGCAGCATTTCAATTCTATATCATCAATATCTTTTGTACGGGCATCTTCACCATTTCTACCCATATTGACTTCAAAATTTTCATCATATTTCTTTACAATATCTTGTATCAATAGGTTATTAATAGTATCGTTGACAAGAATATCAACACCGTTTTCTTCTAATACTTTTTTTCTTAATTCTACTATTTCTAATACTGCAGTGTTTAATTTACTTGTAGTTTCTTCACACAAATAAGTTGACATAGTGTTTCCTTTATCGCCGCTTACATTATTAATATAGCACGATTCGTAGATTTGTCAAGTATAAAGAGCGCCGAAGCGCCCTTTAATTAATATGTCTTAATGATTTTATCAGCAATACCATGCTTAACTGTTTCTTCTGGCGTTAACCACATATCGCTTTCTGGTAGTAAGAATTTACGAATATATGCCTCACTTTTACCTGTACACTTTTTATAGTGATCAAGCATACGCTCGGTTGATAGTTCAAACTCTTTTACGATAGACATTAGTTCGTGTTCTTTACCACGTGAACCCCAAGAATATTGATGTGACATTACGCTTGTGTTTTGTGTGATATAACGATGTCCTTTTTCACCTGACATCATTAGCAGCACGCCACAAGATGCAATCATTCCCATACCATATGTATATACTGGTATTTTTGATTGTTTAATAGTATCAATTAGATGCATCGCACTAGCCACTGCACCACCCGGTGAGTTAATATATAGATGAATTATTTCTGGACGCTGTCCCTCAGGTGACATATTGTATTCCATAATTGCTCTCACAAGTGGCATACAGTTTTCCTGATTGAATTCTTTGTCCATAAACAAGATGCCATTTTCCCATAGTGTTTCACCAGGTTTCTTTGGTGGCATCTGTGGAGGCATTTGTGGAGGCGGGGGAGGGGGAGCAGGTTGCTCTTTTGGAGCAGGGATAACTGTTACTTCCTCTTCCGGCTTTTTAGTTTTCGCCGGTGCCTTCTTTGCCGGTGCTCTCTTTTTTTCTGGTTTTTTTGCCATTATTTTTTCCTTATCCTAATCGCATCTTTACATTTATTTTTGTACTATTACTTATTCTGCCATCAATTATGCTCTTTAGTGTGTACAATTTCCCATATTTATTAACTGCATCGGCAGCATCTTTTATTTCGTCTTCCCATCTTGGAAATGATACAGACCATCCATTTTCTATTGCTTGTTTAATAAGGCGCTCACCTGCTTTATCTCTGTCTGGAGATAGAATAACTTCTCCTTTGAATTGATTTATATAATCAATCTGCGCAGGTGAGGCCTCATTACTCATAACACCTACGCCATCTAAACAAGCTGCGTCTATAACTCCTTCAGTGACAATAAGATACCGTTTATTTCTCTTTACAGCATCTATATTGTATAAGAAGTTCTTTGGTGACTTGTTCATATATTTTGCTTCTGCTTTACCAGTAAAATCTCTACCAGTGTACCCAACTATTTTATCACCTTGCCAAAATGGGATAATGACACGATTTCTAAAAATAGTATGCGGTGACCAATAAGCATCAATATAATCGTAAATGCCTCTGTCTATCAAATACTTCGCACCCAATATTGCACGTTCATCAGGAGCATCTGTATTTAGAATATTATCTATACTGTCTGCTCCATCAGGTAATTCTACAGTTTTAAACTGTGGAATATGCACCGATTGCGTCTTATTTATAAAAAGAGTAGGACCTTCTGCTAATTCTTTTTCACGAATAGCTTCTAGCTGTAGTCTTTTTATATTACCATCATCAACTCCCAAGTTACGCATCAATCGTAGCATCTTTTTATTAATTACTCTACCACGCTTATGTGATGCGGTAAACCCACAGTTAAAGCAATGATATGAAATACTATCATCATCACTTCTTATTCCACCACGCATACGAGTATCGTTTCTCGCTTCACCGTTATCTACACAGCAAGGGCAATTAAATGACAGCCAACCAC